ATTACCATGATGATCATAGTATCACCCAACTTTACAATTTACAATTTATAATTTATAATTTATTTATTCTTCCCACCATTCTGATTCATCAGCTATAGATATAGTTGGAACCTTCACCCCAATCTGCTCACAGATCATCTTAATCCTTGGTGTTATATTATAAGATGTAGCTACTGAACAAATACTCAATAACTGGCCATACAATGTAGCTGAATGATGATTATGCATACTAACCATACCAATAATTTGTGGCTCAAAATCAATCATTTCTTCCTATTTTTCTACTTTATCGAATCCAAAATCTCCCCATATGTCCATGAATGGTTCATCATCCAAATTACCTTCATCTTCTGAGTCAGAATCACTTGGAATTAAGTCTAATAATAGATCATTGATAAACGCATCTTCATCCTCTATTTCCGAATCAGATTCAAAATTAGAGAAAGTTTTGGGACTGTCTAAACCTTTCTCCTCTAACTCAAATTCTTCTTCTTCGATTTGCTTGGAAGATCTTTCACGGATGGCTAATGCTGAATAACCTCTATTTGATTCAATAGCTATTGTTAATAGAGTTGCTAATATTCCCACTGAATCATATTCTTCTTTCAGAAATGATGGAGAAGATGCCATTTGATCATTAAGATAACTATTCAATTCATCAACAGCTTCCATTGTGACACCCTTTCCTTTAATTCTAGGCAATCTTGATTGAGAAAACATTATTGATGAAGGTGGAATAAGCTTTTCAGATAATGAGGTTGATCCTTTTAATCTAATGTTAGTTCCGTCAAACCAAACAGTTTGAGCTTCTCCTATCAAATCTATGGTTTCATCTAACCAGGTTGTGAAGAATGTTGTCTTTATCCCCATGTTAATGAATTTTCTTTCCCAATCGAAATCCATATCGGTTGTCACAACTTTTGTTATTTTACTGCCATCCAAGTTTATTAGAGCTATGTTTTGTCTACGTTTCAAAAATATTTGACCTTTACCAATCCACTCACCTGATGGGTCTCTTTGTTGAGGTTTAGTATAATATGTCAAATCTCCATTCATCAACTTGATCATGTCCATAAATGTGAAAGTTTCCCTATTTTCCACTAGATATAATATCCAACACCAGAATCGATTTCTCTTAGCAGAAAAGAGTTTGATTTTATTGGTCAACTGTCTAGTATTAAAATTCTTTAAGATTGCCATTAAATCTCTTTTTGCTAAAGTAAAGATATAAGAGTTCAAATCAGAACAGCAATGAAAATAAGTTAACCATTTTGAGAATCGTCCTTCTATACCCAGTAAATCTGAGTCCCTAAGTTCCATGATCTCTTTTTTAGCTAGTGATGATTTGTTGAACATTCCAATTTTTCCTTGTTTGGACTGAAATTTAATGCAACTTTCTACTACATTTGAGCTTAACTTGCGTGAAGAGAGTAATTTAATCATCTTTGTTTTATTGGAGTAGGCTTCAAGAAATGACAATAATTTATCATAAGTATCAAAAGGAGATTGTTCTAATGTCTTATCTGCTGTGTCAGCCAACCAAGGTATATCTTCCTTCAGTAGATCATAATATACAATAACTTGAGTATTTGATATCCTTACTTGTTCATCAAACCAGATGTTTGACAGCACTTTCTTAGTATATACATTATAATAGTCAGATAACCCAACTGGGGCATAATTATGATAAGATTTTCTCATAGGTTTTGTTTGCTTTCTGTAATATATGTTTTGATGACTTAACGAAATAGAAATGTCATATTGCGTTCCAAAAGGAAATAAAACATCTAGAGGTAGCAATTTATTCAAATCAATTGCTTGTTTCACTAACCACCGAATACAAAGGCCATTAATTATTGGAGACCAATAGAAATAAGCAGACATGAATATTGATTGTATTCTAGTTGTTCCTCCATAAGCTAATGCAACACCTGGAGTCAACATAGTTAATTCAAGTTTACGACGTACGTCTAAGATGTTCTTTGTTTCAGTCATCATTAATTTTAAATCTCTTTCTGTCAAGGGGGATTGATGTAAGTTATGTCTCTTTAAAGCTGCGTTATAGTTTCTTCTTTTTAACATATCGTAGGTCACTTTAAATCTAAGGTTCTCTTCAAAACCAAGCACTCCTTTTGATGCCATAGAACTACAGACAATATGAGTTAGTGAATCCGCTTTACATTCTTTGTAATCAAGATATGATGTGTTTACTAGACCGCATTCTAGTTCTGTTGGAAGTGAATAGTAACCAACTGTGGATAATTTAATTCTTTCATAATCCTCCGTGGCAGTTGAATTCCACCAAGACATAGTATTCATACCTAAATTCTTAGTATATACAGACCGTTGTAAAACTGCTATTGCTTGGCAGACATCACCGGACACTCCATTTGATCTTAAAGTTCTCAAAGATGTATGGAAATTACTTATTCTTGCATTCATAGTTTCTGCTGGGTAATCATCAATAGATCTAGCTATGAATTTAATGGTTGGAACTGCTAATTGATTTTGGAAATGGAATTTGGAGTTAAACTCATAAATTGAGTTCAGTGATATGGTCGATTTTTCCCAGGATGTTCTAATACCAGAAAATTTATCAAAAATGATTTTCCTTAAATCAAACTTTTTGGTTAAATGCTTAAATCTTGACTCTAGATGTGATTTGTTACTTGAAGCTAACGTTATGATAATGCCTTCATCATCTGAACTAACTTCATATGAAACAATAACTTCTAAATTAGCATCTTGGTATGTTGTCTTAACACTATCACAGAAATAATTAGTTATTATTGTATGATATAAAGATGAAGTGAAGTGAAGAATCCCTTGCATCATATTAGTTTCATTTTTAATAGTAAAATCTGTATTATATAAACCAATTCTTGATCTCTGTTCATCTTTTAGTCTTTGCAAGACTCCCAATAGAGTTGTGTCCTTACTGTATAAATTTGTTAGAAGAGCATCAGGCAATCTTATTGATTTATTTGTGACTAAATCTAAAATATGATAACATATAGACTTGAGTTCATCAGGAAATATTTTATGAACCATAACTTTGAATTGATCCATTGTGAATAAATTAGCCCAGTTAGTCATATCTGTTGAGACTCTCAAACTTTTTATAAATACATCACCTGATTTCTTTTTGATGCTACGCATGATCTTGTTGACTTTCCTTTGATGTTCTGAAACAAATTTATCTTTACCAGCATCATCAGTTAATTTCTCACAAGGATCTAAGTCACAAGCAGTTCTAGATATATCTTCCAACATCCTTATAGTCAATCTACTTATTATGTCTAAGATGTATATTTCTCTCACACCTCCTATTTGATTTTTCTTGAATAAGGACACATATACACCGTCACAAAGGTTTAGTAATTTGGAACAATTACCAAATAATTTGGGATGATCGAGATCTTTAGAGGTCTCTAATAAAGTTTCTATCACTTTTGATCGTTGATCTCGGGTTTTCTCATTCCATTCCACTTCTAATTGCTTTACAGCTGAACTTTTGGTTGATGACAAATCTTCTATATTTGTTCTATTAATAGAATATTCCAAAATTTTGTTTTTATACTCATGGACATCACATCTCAATAATTCAGTCATAGTATCTAAATACTTATCACACGCAGCTGAAACAAAAGAGTGACTGAATTTAAATGGACTGTTTAACTCAAAATTATTCTCTATATCTTCTTTGTTATC